GTGGTCAATGTGACTGCACCAGTTGTTGCGTTCACCGCAGTGTAGAAGTCTGCTTCAACTGGAGTACCAGGTGTAGTAGCGTCTTCATCTTTGATGAGGAACAACTTAACGCGAGTCAGTGCTGAGGATGCGTTGATATAAGCCATGTTGCTTAGTCCTTTAAATTATTTGGTAATATCTATACTCAAATTCATAGATGATTTTGTCATCGTCTAAAGTTGTAGTATAGTCAAATTCTTTTCTAAAAGAATCTGTGATGTCTGCTTGTTTCAGAGCCTGTGACATAGTTGTCAAAGCCGAGTCTAAATCCGAATTGCGATTTTTAGCGTCAACGGCTAGAAATGCTTGTACGGTGGTAATCTGTTGATTTATATCATCATCAAAAGTGCCAATGAGTTGATCTTGTTCCGTGCTGGGTTCATTTAAATAAACTCTGCGTAGATTTTTAAGATATAAACTATTACCGCTTTGCTCAAATGGCAGTTCTTGACTGGGCTTGATGCTACCAGTTAAGTTTGCCGTCAAGTATGCGAGTAATTGTGTTCTCATCGTGTTCTCACTCTATTATTGATACTGGGACTTTTTTCAGTCTTTTCAACAGTGCTGTCACCGTCAAAGTCATACCATGAACCGTCTTCAATAAGTTCAGTAAACAAAGTTAAAAATTGGTCTTTATAGAAATTGATCTTAGTTGTATCTGCTTCTATGCTGAAGTCTGTGGCACGTGGCAACAGATATTCATACATACAGAAATAAATGTTCAAATCTTTCCAATCCTGTTCTCTGAGTTTGATCTTAAGTGCATCAACTACAGGCACATTGCGGACATCGTTTTCTAAAGTAGTGTCTCTACTAAATTGATACTGTGTCCACCAATCAGTGGCTTTTACTTTTGATAAAATTCTTGCACTGGCCTGCTGAAGCAGATCATTGACAGTGCCACTGGTTATGCCTTCGTTGGCTTCAAAAAATCGCTGGTCCCTAGCAGTAACGTCAGCGTAAACTGCGAAACTTATAAACTCACCGGTTACAATATTAAATGCCATTCTGCTAGGTTCCTTTCAATTATTAGGCTGGGTCAACTAAACTGCTGTCAGCTGTGATCTTGCAACCGTATAGGTCATACAATTCACCAACAGCATAGTGTGCGCTGGCAACGATGTCATCACCTAAGAAACTAGCACGACGCTGAGTTTCAATGTTGATATCACCAATCATAGCAAGACCTAAAGCGTCACGGTGGAAAACAGCACCAACGTAGTCACCAGCAGTGCCAGTGTCAGCAATGTTGCTGGACTCAAATACAGGAACGCCAAATAGTGTGCCAACATAACCTGTTTGCATTGCTTCGTTTTGGATAACACCTGGGTTAGGGTTAGCAAATGTGTTAGTCAATGAACTCTTCAAGTCATAGGCAACATAAGGATGCAATACGCAGTACAATGCATCACCAGGTGTTGCATTAGCACGTAGACGTGCAACGGCTTGAGCAATCAATGCTGCTGTCATTGCTGTGCTTGCGCCGCCTACGCCAGTGGCAAAGCCAGAGAACAAGGCCAATAGATCCTGGTCCATTTTCTTAGCAATAGCTTCACCAAACAAGCGACCAACGTCTGCAACAACGTTGCTGGCTGCACTGGCGCGAACTAAGTCGCTGACCATTGTGCGAACAGCGATTGTGCCAACTGTTAATGTAACGCCGTCTGTGCTAACTGCTGAGTTTGTGATTTCAGTGTCTGCACTTGTAGTGTAAGCGGCTGCGCTTACTGCTGGGTAACGAGGAACTGTGATTGTGTTACCTTGTCCTGCGCCTAATGCGTAGTTTTTTACCAGACCACGCATGATACTGCGCTCTGATGCAACGAACATAGCTTCAGCAGTAATCGCTGGCAATAGGTCGTTGAGTGTGGTGTTATTAGTACCGGCCATTTTATATTTCCTTTAAAAAATTAGGCTAATCCAGCAGTTTTTCTATATTCTGCGTAGATTTTTCTGTGTTCAGGGTTAGACATATTAAGATTCGCAATATCAACTTTCTTTGCTGTGTTGCCTGTGACGTTACTACGAGTATTAGTTGTTGCGGGCGCTGCCGACACAAAGTGCGGATTGCTTTGGAGCCATGACTGGACAAAAGAATCAACACTCACGGGTTTCCCGCTGTCATCATAGCGAACAACACCCTTTTCATCTAATACTTCAACTTCACCTTCTGGACTAAGTCTAACTTGATTACGAATCAATGCTTTGACCTGTTCCGGATTTACAGCACGATAACGAGCCGCGGCATCAACAATGGGAGTTTCTACTTTGAAACTTTCTATTACTCTATCCCTTTTTTGAATTTCTGCATCCTTCTTGGCTGCTAATTCTTGAATAACACGATCAAACTCTCCACGCTTGAGTTGTTGCTCTTGTTGACTCTTTTGATGCTCACTGACAATTTGTTTTAGAGTATCTGGATCACCAAGTTCTTCATACTTTGATGAGTATTTCTTTTCTAGTTGACTTTTGGTCTTGGCTAGAATAGCGTTTACTTCATCCTGCGTAAAAGTCTTTACGGTTGCCTGATTTGTTGTTAAAGAAGTATCAGTGCCTTCTGTGTTGCCAATGTTTTGGTCAGTCATTGTATCTGCGCCTCTTTCTAGAGTTAAGTTTGTGAACAGATAGTTCTGTTCGTAGTGTATTTATATAATTTTATTCAATATTTGACATTGGTTCCCAAGCGGCACACCAATATACTGCACGAACTGGAGCCGCATTCCAGCGTGTGCATAATCCTTCTACATAGTAGCCACAGTTCTTACAGTTTTCACTGCCAGTTGCCTGCGCATATGCCGCTGGTAAGTCTGGACTAATAGCAGTTCCGTCAGCGTAAGTTCTTGTTATCTCATCTTCATCAGGTTCAGGACGACCTTCTTGTTCTGCTAATTCCTCAGCAAGTTCGTGCTCTGGCATTTCAATGTCAATTGTGTCCATTACAGCGTTTTCAATTAGCAAACGCTTGACAGGATCTTGAACAATCTCACTGGCACTTTTCAAATGTGCTAATTCGTGATTTGTATTCTTTAGTGCAAAGTTATCTGGATAATCTATTTCACCATCCCAGGCATAGCCCATGTATTCATATATGATCTGCCAGATCTGTTCTTCTGCTAATTCTAAATTATCAGCGATACTGCTTAGTCGTGCGTTAAGCAATTGAAATTCTGTTTCAATGGCAATGCCACTCATCTCACGGGTTTCTGTAGCACGAACTGCGCCTACATTACCCATGCTGTCAATCATCTTTTTTCTATTGTTGATGCTGTCATAAATGCTGCTGATCTGTCCACCTTGGAACTGCAGAACATAGGGCTTCAAGGCAGGATCCATTGACTCTGGCATTGTGATAATTTGTCCTGCACTGGCACCTTGAGCATTAGTATCTGCTGTGGCAACTAAACTTGGATGTGTTGAAAGTCTTGTGCTTTCCCATACTTCACTGAGTTCATTAAAAATGGCACGTTGTTGATCTGCGATGTCATCTACTAGACTATTCCCTAGGCCTCTAACGGGACTGCGTTCAGCATAAGCACAGACAAATGGCAAATAGCCTAGACCATTTACTTCTATCTGCATGTCATTGACCTGCTCTTGTTGTGTATCTAAACTATAAGTTGTGATTGAATCTACGGTCCATTCTTTGACTATAGTTTCAGTGCCGTTTACTTCTTCAACATATTTGATATATTCTAATTGATAACCGCCATTAGGCTGACGCTTCCAACGCCAATCTGTGACAGCCAATGGGTTGAACATTGACAAGTAAGGGCGGGCACCCATGGCCTGTTCATCTGCCAGGGTAACCGCACCTGTATTAGCCTTGGAAACGGCAATCCATACATGTCCAAATACACTGGCCCACTGAGCACAATCTTTCATAAACGCATCCATACTTCGTCCATCTAGATCAGCGTCTTCTAAAATGTCTTCTATAGTGTAGTTATTTTCTAATACACCAAATTCACGTTTAGGTTCTGTTCTAAATAAGAAACTTGTGTAAAGACTTACTAGACTTCTAACTTGATTATCTAAAGGTGTATTGTTTAATCTAACAGCGTATTGACTGTCAGACTCCAATGCGTAACGCTGTAGGTAAGCACCTTCTCTGTACGCTTGACCACCAGTGAATGAATCAAGTAGAAACTTCCAGCGTAGTTGATTTCTGCTGTAAGTTGTATTTGCTGCCGTTGCCTGTGTATAGGCATTCTGAAATGTAGTTAATTCTGCCATGTGTTAGGCTCCAATATATGTATGTTATTTATGCAAGTGCGTGACCGAATCTTCTCGGGGCAACTTCGGGCAAGTCTCTGCGTATAGGGAATAGATACGCAATAGGGTACGTACCGCTATCGCAGGCGTGATCCCAGCCCGACTCTTTGTCAGGCACACCCACGCTGTTTTCTTTGTAACACCAGTTCTTAAAACTTTTAATGGTAAACTTGCATCTAGGATCTAACTTAAATCTTGTAGTACCATTATCACGTAGAAAGAACAAGCTGTTAGCACAGTTGATACGATCTTTCACTGTGGGATTAGTTCTATTCACACGCACAGTAAATCCAGCGTTCTGTAGTATGATAAGATCTGTTTGTCCTGCACTACTGGATTTTCTAGCTTGCCCACTAGCGTCTGGGAAAACACTAACAGGATTCTTAGGATATCTTGTTCTTATCTCTTGACACATTTCTGTGGTGTTTGAATTTTCTAGAACTATCTCATCAAAGTATTCAATGCCTGTGTTAGTTTGTCGGCCTACCTGTGCCAACATCTTACCCACGTTAAAGTCCATGCCAACAATGATAGGCTCATATTCTTTAGGTGGTTCAACAGGTTGTATATTATGTTCGCCAAAGTATTCAAAGATAACATTGCTCAGTGATTCCCAACTTGCTTCATATTCTGCACGAAATACTTTGGGACTTAGATCTTGTCTAGCTGATTCTACTTCTTCTGCGTCTACGAATCCGCCTTGCAGAGTAGTGTAAGTAAAACTCATCCAACCCTTTTTAGTTAGATAGTTGTCGTATAAGTCTCTGGCAGTTTGATTGCCTGCCTTAGGTGTACCTATAAAGAGACAGGGCGCACGTTGATCACTGAGCGCGGGACGCAGTATTTGAAAAAACACAGTGTCTAAATCAATGTCACAGAACTCGTCTATTACCAAAAATGAAAGACTCGCACCACGCAGATTGTCACCTTGTTCAGCACTCTTAATACAGATACTTGAACCATTTCTTAAATTTATGGTAAGTTCACTTTCGTTGG